GCGGCTAGTAGATGCCGCCCCTACGCGTGGAGCCTGTGTCCTCGTAAGAGGATCGCAGAAGAAAGGCCCAGGGTCGCCGTACTCCGTTTTGCAACAGAGTCGGCTGCAAGCCTATGTCCTGGAGGGTCCACGCTGCAGAGAATGGTGCTACGACTCGGTCGTGACCATATCTCCGGTGTATCCTAAACACCCGTTCGACAATTTTGGGTGTTGGCCTTTGGATAAGAGTCTTGAAAGGAGAGAACAACCGCTTCCGCCCTCGACTCGACAGTCCAGACGCCTGTATCCTCGGGTACCAATCTTTCCAGAAGTTGGAGGGTTGCTTAAGGTAGTGCAGGCCTAATTGCTCTCGTTTGTTGGATTGCCTCTTGAGTGCGCTTTTCGACTTCTCCTTTGGAGCAGGTCTCAAAGTCCTCAATGCATCCGATTGTACGTGTGCAATTAGTGCCTCCCTTAGCACCTCCGACTCTTTTGGTCCCTTAGCTGCAGGATGGAGCTCTTGAACAATGTGCCGTCGTTTTTCTGACCAGACTGCATCCACCACTCCTTCTTGTGTTTGAAGTGGGGATCCTCGTACGAGGTATCCTATGTATGCACGTCTGGCACGACGGACATCTTCTGCTGAGATCACCCTGTTTCCGTTTCCTCCTACCCACACTGGCCCATTAAATGTTCCTTTGGGTCGCGTTCTTTTGAGGGTGTGGAGGATGAGGGTTCTCAGAGGTCCAGAAGTTGTTTCAAGTCTATGCAGTAAGTTTTCTCGTACTGCATAAGCTCCAGTTCGTCCTCGTCGAGTCAGGAGTTTAGCTGCGCTAGCTTCTCGAATGCCCAGGACGTCATGTACATCGGTACACAGTAGAGTCTTTCTCACCTTGACTTGTGGGAACTCATGCGTAGAACCATCCAGGAATACCCGGATCTTTGGCGAGGTTCGGGGGCTGCGCTCCACATATGTCGGGTAGACTCTACGGACTAGTCTTTCACAGAACACGCCCAATTTGCGTGATGTGAAGCTCTTCGATCGGTTGATCTGTAAGTCCATTTCCTCGGTCTTAGAGATGTACTCTTCGCGGTGTGCTCTGTTCCAGAGCCCTGTGAGGTCATCTCCACAGACGGCAAATGATCGATCGTTGAGACCATCTCTTGTCGCGTTGAAGGCGTTGACAATTGATAGTACAGTCCATGTGATACCGAGCCCTAAAAGGACACTGTTCGTTGTAAGATGTCCATGTTTAGGGTTTCCCGGGTAGACGAGACGTTGCGGTCCCAGTAGTGTCTCTACCGCCTCTATCCGTGACTCACTCCATCCCAAGGCACTCCCTACCCCTCTCATTACGGCCTGTGCTCGGTCGTGTGTGAGGAGTTCTGTTGCAGCAGTCAAGTCTGCACTGAACAGAGTTAGTAGTCCCGTGTCGCCTTTGTGCGGCTCGAGCTCTATCTTTGATCCAGTCAGCCCTGCTCTGAACCAGGGATGTCTTGCCAAGAGTGGGATGGTCTCTGCTGACACACCACGTCCATAGTGTGTCGCCAGAGCGTCATGGATAGTTGCCACTCGTATTTTCCCTACCTCTTCAATCGCCTCGGGGCGGAACTTTGGTTCCAGACCCATGGTGAGTGGCATTTCACATGCCTGGTAGAGTTGTGCGAGATCTGGTGGCAGTAGAGATTCAGGTGCTGGTCCAATTCCATAGCCAGTTGAACTGAGACGAAGCCCCAGCGCTTCTTGTAGTGAAGCTTGGCAACCTCCCTTCTTTCTTGTGTGTGACGTACATGCAGCTCTTCCTGGGATCGGTGCCCTTGCAGATTTCAGGTCCTCGTTTGTGAGACCGAAATTCTGAAGGTACTGATCCGTGAGCTGTACGTGCGTACGACGTTTACAGTCTATGGTTAACCTATGAGCGAACTCTTCGAGGTTTTCAAGTTCCTCGTCTTCGGCATCATAGGCGTCTTTGAACCATAGGTCGATTTTCTCCTGAATGGCCTTCTCTTTAAGGTGTTCCATCCGCCAAGGGATGGCCCGACTGAGAGATGATGCCGAGAATAATCGAAGCCGTGACGTCGTCGGTAGGATGTTCAATGGATAAGGCAGAGCGGTCTTCGTCGAAGGCACCGCCTCGAATGGCTCATTAATGTGGATAGGTTCTCTCCAGTCGCTGGGGAACCCATCCTGTGTGAGCTCGCTTTCGAAGGACTCATGCCTCCAGGCATGAGATACCTGCTTCGTCCATTGTAGTCCATCCCGTACGCACAAGCTAAGATAGGTGAGGTATCCAAATGCTCGAAGCGCGTTGTTACGGACCTGGATGTCTCCAATCTTCCCATATGCTAACTCGTAACCTGTTCGCAGAGTTTGCATATTTTGGATGACAACCTTGGCTTGGCTGTGGTACTTATCACATTGATGCATTCTCCGTACACGTTCTTTTACGGACGTTGGAGTCTTAGCGGGAATTCCCTCCTTGATCTGAGGAGGTGTAGCCTTGCACGCATCAGTGGTTCGTCCTAGCCGTTTCCAGCCATTCCGTATCTTCCGGGCCAGTTTCGCGGGAGCGGTTTCAACCTTCTCTCCTACCTTGACTCGTTTCCGTTGCCCCTTGCCGGCAAGTTGATACCTGACCTCTTCGCGCGTCACGCAAGAGAGGTAAGACAATCCGGCAAGCGTCGAGTGCGAGAG